CTCTGATGATATATTCGATTGTTCGATATTTTGTTGAACGCAAGCAAAATACTCTGATAGTCGTTCCGACGACTTCCCTAGTAGAACAGATGTATAAAGATTTTGCAGACTATGGCTGGGACGTAGGTTCATTTTGCCACAAGATATATGCTGGAAAAGAAAGAGAGACAGACTCTCAGGTCATAATTACTACTTGGCAATCAATCTATAAGCTCCCCCGAAAGTATTTTGAAAGATTTTCTGTGGTAATTGGGGACGAAGCTCACCAGTTTAAATCAAAATCATTAGTATCTATAATGACGAAACTTGCTGATGCCAAATATCGTTACGGTTTCACAGGAACTCTTGACGGAACACAGACACATAAGTGGGTTTTAGAGGGTTTATTTGGTCCTTCTTACAAGATTATAAAGACCGAGGAACTAATGAAGAAGGGACATGTTGCCACTTTGGATATAAATGTGTTGTTATTGAAACATACACCAAACAAATTTGAAACATTTGAGGATGAAATACAGTATATTATCGGTCATCATCGCAGAAATAACTTTATTAAAAATCTTGCATTAGATTTGACAGGCAATACTTTGATACTGTATAGTCGTGTTGAGGCACATGGTCAACCATTATTTGAATTGATAAATAAAAGTAAGTCTGATAATCGTCAGGTCTTTTTCGTACATGGTGGTGTTGAAACTGAGGATCGAGAAAATGTTCGGGCAATTACCGAACGTGAAAACAATGCTATAATAGTTGCATCATATGGAACTTTCTCCACAGGAATTAACATTAAAAACTTACACAACGTTATATTTGCTAGTCCTTCTAAATCAAGAATTCGGAATCTTCAGTCTATTGGAAGAGTCCTAAGAAAAGGTGATCGCAAACTGAAAGCAACTTTATATGACATTGCTGACGATATAAGTTATAATAAGAGAAAGAACTACACACTTAATCATTTGATTGAGAGAATTAAAATCTACAATCAAGAAAATTTTAATTATGATATAGTCAACATACCTTTAAAGAACTGATGGGAGAAGAATTTGTAGCTGTTATTAAATTGGTTTCTGGAGAAGAAATCCTCGCATCGGTTTGCGTTGACGAAACTGGTGAAGAACCAATTATTATCGCTCATACTCCTGTAACCATGAAAATGATTAATAATGGAATGTATGTAAAGATAAAACCTTGGATGGAGTTAGCAGATGATGATATGTTTGTCTTCCGCACTGATAAAATTATTACAATGAGTGAAGTTAAAGATCAAAAGGTTATTAAAATATATCAAAGATATGTTGAAGAAGAAAATGAAGATGATCAAATAAATCAACTTCTACCAGAAGGTGGAGAAGTTAAACCTGATCAAAAAATGGGATATATCTCAACTGTTGAGGACGCTCGTAAAATTCTTGAAGAAGTCTGGAAAAAACCCTTTAAGAATAATAAAGAAAGCTAGATTCTTCTCTTGAACCTCTACAAAGGTTATTGTACACAGAAATCAAGGACTTGTCAAGTGTTCAAAATATGTTATAATAAATGTTAGTTAAGACGGATAAAGCTTATGCCTAGAAAGAAGTCTGAACACTATGTAAACAACAAGGAGCTATTACAAGCACTGATTGTCTATCGAGAGAAGGTTGCTCATGCAAAAGAGAATGATTTACCTAAACCTAGAATTACAAACTATCTTGGTGAGTGTTTTTTGAAGATCGCTACACATCTATCATATAAACCAAACTTTGTAAATTACATGTTTCGTGACGATATGATATCGGACGGGATTGAGAATTGTGTTCAATACATTCACAACTTTGACCCTGAGAAGTCTCGTAACCCATTTGCATACTTCACACAGATCATTCACTATGCCTTTCTCAGACGTATACAAAAAGAGAAAAAGCAATTAGACATTAAAACAAAGATCATTGAGAGAAGTGGTTTTGATGAAGTGATGAATGTAGATGACAATGCAATGTCAGGTAGTAGTTCTGATTACAATACAATCAAAGATAATATCCAATATAAGTCTTCCAATAGATGAAAATAGCAATTATTACAGATACTCACTACGGTGCTCGTAAAGGATCTAAGCATCTTCATGAGTATTTTGAAAAATTTTATAATGACATATTCTTTCCTGAGTTAGAGAAGAATAATATTGATACTATTGTTCATATGGGTGATATATTTGATAGTCGTAAATCAATTGACTACTACAGTTTAGAGTGGTCAAAGAGAGTGATATTTGAACCGATGAAGAAGTATAAGGTTCATGCAATCACAGGAAACCATGATTGTTATTATAAGAATACGAATGAAATTAACTCACCTGAGTTATTATTAAAGGATTATCCTAATATTACAACCTACTCAAAGGCAGAGGAGATTGTCTTAGATGGATTACAGATACTTCTTTTACCTTGGATTAATGTTGAGAATTATGACGAGAGTAAAAAGATGATAGATGAGTCCACCAGTAAAGTTGCAATGGGTCATTTAGAAATCAATGGATTTAAGGCAACTCGTGGTCATATGATGGAAACTGGTATGGATACAAGTGTCTTTGATAAGTTTGATGCAGTTTACTCAGGTCACTTCCATACTAGGTCTACAAACGGAAAGATACATTACCTCGGTAATCCATATGAGATGTTTTGGAATGACGTAAATGACACCAGAGGTTTTCACTTCTTTGATACAGAAACTTGTATTCATACACCAGTAGATAATCCTTATCAATTATTTCATAACATTTATTATGAAGATACTCCGTATCAGTTATTTGATGCGACTCCATATAAGAGTAAGATAGTTAAGGTTATTGTTCGTAAGAAATCAAGTCCAAAAGAGTTTGAAAGGTTTATTGACAAGTTGTATAGTGCAGGTGTCGAAGATCTTAAAATCATTGAAAACTTTGATATACAGGTTGGTGATGAGTTTGATATTGATGAAGATGAGAACACACTCTCAATTCTAAATAGATATATTGATGACAGTGACTTTGAATACGATAAAAATATTATTAAAAACATTTTTAAGGATCTCTATAGACAAGCTTGCGAGGTAGAATAATGTATCTACTTACATTAAAAACTAGAAAAGAAGACGGTGCCTATGCTGTACAGGATAAACATGGAGATAAAGTACTGTTTCTTTTTGAAGAGGAAGATGATGCTGATAGATATGCAATGATGTTAGAAGATGATGATCAATATAAAAAAGAAATGTCTGTCATAGAAGTTGACGATGAGCTTGCCATAAAGACATGTAGGATGTATAATTACAAATATACTGTGATTACACCCAACGATTTTGTAATACCCCCAAAGAATGATAACCTTTCAAAAGATTAGATGGAAAAACTTCCTTTCAACAGGAGACCATTGGAGTGAAATAGATTTTCTAGGACATACTACTAACCTAGTTGTAGGAACAAACGGTTCTGGTAAATCTACAATGTTGGATGCATTGACTTTTGCTTTGTTCAACAAACCATTTCGTAAAATTAATAAGTCTCAACTTATCAATGCTACAAATGAAAAGGATTGTGTTGTAGAAGTAGAATTTACTGTCAATAATAAAGATTACCTTGTTAGAAGGTCTATCAAACCAAATAAATTTGACATTGAGGTAAATGGAACATTATTACATAAAGAATCAGATGATAGATTTAATCAGAAGTTATTAGAAGAGAGTATATTAAAAGTAAACTATAAGTCATTCACACAGATTGTTATATTAGGAAGCAGTAGTTTTGTTCCCTTTATGCAATTGTCTACAAGTAATCGTAGAGATGTGATTGAGGATCTCTTAGATATTCGTATTTTTTCTGCGATGAATGGTTTGATTAAGGAAAAGATCCGTACAGAGAAGGAAAAGATAAGATCATTAGACTTGAAGAGAGATAATATTAATGATAAAATCTCAATGCAAGAGAATTTTATTAAGGAGTTAGAGGAGCAAGGAAAAACTAATATTACAGAAAACCAAAAGAAAAGAGATAAGTTAGGTGATGAGATTTGTGTTCTTATAATGCAGACAGAAGATTTAGAAGATGATGTATATGGGTTAACTGAAAAACAAAAAGAACTAACTGGTGCAGGAGAAAAGTTACTGAAACTTAACACATTCAAAGGTAAATTGTCCAATAAAGTAGCAACCCTTACCAAAGAGCATAAGTTCTTTACGGATAATACGGTATGTCCTACCTGTACTCAATCTATAGAAGAAGGGTTTCGTTTAAATAGAATTGATGACGTTCAAACTAAAGCGAAGGAACTTAAAAAAGGTTACGATGACCTTGAAAAGACCATCAAAGAAGAGCAAAACCGAGAACGTCAATTCAACCAATTATCAAAGGAGATTACTAAACTCAACAATGGCATTTCTAAAAACAATACTCAGATTTCTGGATATCAACGACAGATCAGAGATCTGGAATCAGAAGTTCAAAGATTTACCGAACAACTTGCAAATAGAAGTACTGAAAATGAAAAACTAAACGAGTTTAATTCAAGTCTCCAAAAAACATTAGAAGAATTATCAGAGAGAAGAGAAGAAGTTATATACCATGACTTTGCGTATTCTCTTCTAAAAGATGATGGTGTAAAGACTAAAATAATCAAAAAGTATCTACCTTTTATAAATCAACAAGTAAATAGATATTTACAGTTGATGGATTTCTATATCAATTTTACTCTTAATGAAGAGTTTGTTGAAACTGTAAGATCACCAATACATGAGGACTTCTCATATAGTTCTTTTAGTGAAGGTGAGAAGATGCGTATTGACTTAGCATTACTATTCACTTGGAGAGAAGTTGCAAGAGTTAAGAACTCAGTAAATACAAACCTTTTGATTATGGATGAGATCTTTGATAGTTCTCTTGATGGATTTGGAACAGATGAGTTTTTAAAAATTATTCGTTTTGTAATTAAAGATGCGAATGTATTTGTTATATCTCATAAATCAGAATTACATGACAAGTTTAATAGTGTGATTAAATTTGACAAAGTAAAAGGATTTAGTAGAATAGTATGAGAGAGTATACTGAAAAAGAGTATTGGGAAGGTTTAGTTCCTGATGAACTGTTTGAA